CTTATACGTCGTCCAACCCGAACTCTTAAACTTGGAAAGAGGAATCTTTCCTTTGTCTAATGAGTTGCTACCTCCGATTAAATCAGAGGATAGTTTCCCAAACGACTAACGCGTTCTCTAACGTGTAAGTCCTTGGGTAACGGGCTGGTTCTGTGTAAATCGCTAACCATGAGGATCCAATAATGGACTTCAAAGAAATACCCTACGACGTGTGTCGAAGGTATGTCAACGACCATGATGGTACCGTAGACGACGAAATTAAGAGCAAGATCCTTGGTTGGGTTCGAGCTCGAGATTTCAGGCGTCTGTCGTCCTGTTGTGAGCATTTCCCTCAAGCTTTGTCGATGAGGGACCAACGGCAATTTCTAATGCAAATCGAGGCGCTCTTTAAGAAGAACGCTTTATATGCTGAATCGGAAGTTTGTGAGGCAGCTGCTATCGACTCGTTTTTACGAGCCGAGAAGCTTTGTCGCATAACCAACCGTAGGCTGGACTACTATTTCTTCAAGCGCGATCGTCTTGCGAAAGTCGATCCCGATCTTGAGTCATGGTTAGACCGTGCCGAAGCATATATTCGAAATACATTAGGGCCGTTCGAACAATTTCTGGAAAAGATCCCAGAGCTAGTTCGACTCACATCAGGCGCTGCTTCTACCCGAAAACGAAGTCAAAGTATGCCTTATCTCAAAATATCGAGACGGCCTACAATGACTCGAGGGGCTGAACCGTATATCCGCGCCATAGCCAAGTATTTTGGTTATGACAAGGATTTTAAAGTTCAATATACCTCTCATAATCGGGTGGAGTTCGTTCTGAAGACTTGGAAGACACATCGCACAATCGCATGCGAACCGGAAGGAAATCTTCCGTTACAGCTCGCTTTTGATGCACATGCTAAGGATCAACTCCGCAAGCGCGGGATTGATCTGTCAGACCAAGTCAAAAATCAGTTACTGGCTCGCCAAGGTAGTATTGACGGTAGCTTTGCTACTGTCGATATGTCCATGGCGTCAGACACTGAGGCATACAACACCGTCGCTTGGTTGTTTCCGAGCGATTGGTTTCGTTACCTCAGTGATATCCGCTGTGAACGTACAATAGTTAACGGTAATGTTGTTAACTATGCCAAGTTTTCCTCTATGGGAAATGGCACGACGTTTACTACGGAGACACTGATTTTTAGTGCTGCTTGTCACGCAGTCGGGGCTAAAACCTATTCAGTCTATGGTGATGATATTATCATAGATACTGATAAGGTCCAACCCTTACTGCGTTTCTTGCGTTTCCTCGGCTTCATCCCTAATACCGATAAGTCATACACAGAAGGCCCATTTAGGGAATCCTGTGGCGCTCATTGGTATGAAGGGCACCTTGTTACCCCGTTTTACTTACGGACTTGGGACAGACGAAAAGCTGTCTTAAGTCATAATGTAAATGGGTTGGCAACCGTGTCCTCGGGAGGGGGTTCGGTTTGGGATTTCTTAAAGACCCTTGTCAGGTCTGAGAAATTACCTTACGTTCCCTTTAATGAAGATAGCATGAGCGGTGTATGGATTACTCCACATGACGCTTATGCAACCAAGGTAATACGGTTTCATCGCGAGCGACAGATCGTTCGGTATAAAGCCTATAAGGCTAAGTCCCGCACGAAAATAGCTCGTGATGTACGTACACTTTTCATTTGGCATTTTAGCAAACGCCGAAGTATTGAAGAGGGTACGGGTCAAAAATCATTGTTCCCTATGGAGAAAATCCCTTTAACCACCATGGTTAAAGATCGATTCATCCGGATAAGGGAACCTGATGCTGACCTAACCGTAAGCACTCAGAACACCATTTCCAGTCACAAGTACGTACGGAAGTGGGTTTGCTGGCGTAAGCCAGCAGTGGGTACACCCGTCCACCTTTATTGGTGGTCGGACTTTCTTCTTCGCATAACTAGCTAAGTTGAAAGAGTACGGGGAAAGGACTTCCCAGTCGAG